ATCCTCCTCCTTGATCATTCCCGGTCGGATGCTCTCGCGCTTGTACTTCATCAGCGGCGCCTCGAATGCACCCTGCACATCGAATGCAAAGCCGTCCGCCTTGATGTAGACGGTGCCGGCGACTTTTTGACCCATATCGGTCTCCTAGAAAGCGAAGCGGCCCGCACGATGGCGGGCCGCGATGGGTGGAACTGCCGGATGGCTTACGCCGCCGCTTGCTGCGGATACTGCAGGCGGAACTGATTGAGCAGCGCGAAGATGCGCAGCTGGTTGACGTAGTCCGGCGGGAACAGCACGTTGATGCGGTTCGGGTTGTTCACGTCGCGCTCGACGATCAGGTACTGCGCGAAAAGCTCGGCGTTCTCCACGATGCCCTCCAGCTCCATGGCGCGATATTCCGCGATCAGCTCGGCGCGGATCGTGGACGGCGTGACGATCGCCTGGCCATCCCCGAAGCGCGTGCCATCGTTGGCCAGCTTGTGGCGACCATACTTGGACGTGATCACGCTGCGCAGGCGACGCATCACGTAACCCGTGGTGTGCATCGTTTCGCTGTCCAGATACGAGTCATCGGGCTGACCGTAGGCGTTGCGCTGGTAGGTCGTGATGCCGCGCTCGATGCGCACCACCCCGTCGCCCGATGTGGTCGTGGCGATGCCGTTCGACAGCAGCGCCTGGCGTTCCTGCAGCGTGAACCGCTCGCCAGCGGGCGCCGCGTCAATCCCGACCAGCTCGCCGGTCTGCGTCGGGCGCGCCACGTCGGCCGAGATATACACCGCCGTGCGCGCGGTGAACGCCGCCGCGTGCTCCCACGCCGGGGCCATGACATTGGCCTCGAAGCCCTCGACCGTCACGTGCTGATCGTTGCGCACGACGCCGGCGGCCACGAGCGAGCCAAGCGTGCCGCGCGTCGCCGAGTAGACGTGACCGTAGAGCAGCGAGGACCACGCCCAGCGCCCGGAAATGTCGCCCATCCAGTCCCGACACGCATCGAGTGATGCCGTGTCGGTGTATGGCTGGCAAATGAACTCGAATTCCTCGTCACCCACGGCGGCGAGTACATCAGCCATGTCCGGGCTGCCTGCGCCGTTCGCCATGGCCGTCACCGTGACGGTCAAGCCCGCCGGCGTGCGCTCGCCGTTGGCTAGGCCTGCGCGGTTCATCTGCAGCCGGATGTCGTTGCCGGTCAGCCCCTTCCACTTTGCCGTCAGCGTGACCTCGCCAGCCGCAGCCACCGCCTTGACCGGCATGTTGACCGCTGCGTTGATCGCGTTGGCCAGCGCTGTCGCCGCCGCAGCTGCCGTCATGAGGTTGGCGACCGTCACACGCACGCGCCGGCCGGCGATGTATGCACTGAGCAGCCCCGCCTCGGTGGCGGTGCCCGCGATCGCCAGCTTGCCGATGGCGGCCGTGCCTTCGGTCAGCTTGACCGGCAGCACCCAGATCTGTCCCAGCGGATCGCCGCGACGAAAGGTCTGATACATGGCGGCCAGCATTGAGCCATCCCCAGCGATCGCCACCACATCACCCTGACGGCTGGCAATGGACAGCACACCGGCGGTGCCGGTGGCGTCGTCGTTCATTTGCGCGACGATCAGGCGCTTCAGTGCTGCCGCCGCGCCGCTGCTGGCCATCGAGTTGTCGATCTCGCCATAGAACAGCGGCACCCGAACGTCGTTCGGGACGTTATTGAAGCTGACGGGCATTACTTGGCTCCCTTCGCGGTTTTGGTGGCCACGGCAGCCTTGTCTGCCTGCGCGTCACCCTCGGTTGCGGCCTCCGTGGTCACCTCCGCCTCTTCAGACGGCGCAGTGCCCTCGGTCACGTCTTGGTCCTTGACTCGGCGCGCCCAATACGACGAGCGCACTACCGTGCGGGCCTCTTTCGGCAGGGGGTCGCTGCGTTCCGGATCCGGCACCACGCGGCCCTCTGCAGGGATCACGTGGACCGTCTTGCGGTCAGTGTTCATGTTCATCCTTGGTCAAGCTCCACGCGGAGCACGGTTTCAATCCGGCCATCAGGGCCGGGCTTCTGCAGGTTGGGATCTGCCATCGGGTCGATGGCGTCCACGTTGAAGGTGATGGACTTCAGCGGCGGCAAGCCAGCCAGCTCCAGCTCTTCAAAGGTTTCCGGCGGGTCAACGCCAGCCACGCCGCCACCCAGCCACCACTCCGACCGGAAGGTGAAGCGGTAGACCGCCCGCGCACGATCGATGCGCATCAGCTCGCCACCTTCATAGGTGATGTGCTCATAGCCAGGCTCCGGCTTCCACCCGACCAGCGCCCGGAACAGCTCGGCGCGAATGTCGTGCATGGGATCCGCGATCGACTGGCCGCGCTCGTCGTCGACCTTGAGCACAATCAGCACATCGAACTCGTCGAAAATCTGCTGATTCGTGTTCGTTTCGCTCCGGTTCTCGCTCGGATCGTCGCCAGTCATGAGGACGTAAGCGGCCGGCAGAGCCAGGTGCGAGCTTTCGAGGATCGCCTCCAGCTTCATGCCGCCCGCCACGCGCCTGGCGAACGTCGGGGCGTACTGGCGCAGCTGCGCAATGACAGGTGTGATGTGCATGGCAACAAAAAGCCCCGCACGCGGCGGGGCTGGTGGAGGGTTGTGAGAGCGTCTACTTGACGCGCAGGCCCTTGGCCAAGGCCTCGGACAGCAGCTGACGCACTGAACCGCCTTCACTCTGGAGAGCATCGGCCATGTAGTTGCCACGCGGCTTGATGCGGTATGGCCCGCCGGCCTGCGCCTTGCGGTCCTTGCGCCTGGCTGCACCCCGCCGCACGCCGTAGAACAGGTATGCGAAATAGGGATCGCTGGCCGGGACCGAGCTGCCGGCCTTCGGCTCGATGCGGACCAGAAAACCGGAGCGGCTGACCTTGGCCTTGATTGACTTCGCCAGGCGCCCGGTACGCTTGCCCGGATATTCGCCAGGCGTGGAGCGCCCGCCCTTGGATACCCGTTTGCGCGCGTCCTTGGCCACCAGCGTGCCAGCCTTGCGCATGGCCTTGCGCACCTGCGACTTGTCGAAATCGAGACTGCGGTCGAAACCGTCAAAGCCACCGACGTGCATATAGAAGCCAGGTTTAGCCATGCTGCAGCTCCTCTACTTCTAGCACCGTGAAACGGCGCGCATTGTTCAGATCCGTCACGCGGCGCACCCGGTAGATCGTGGTGCCATGCACCACCTCGTGGTGATCGGTCACGCCCGCCAGCAGGCGAACGATGATGCGGTGCGTCACCGTGGCCTCGATCTGCACGCTGCCGGCATAGATCGCCGAGCCGACCGGTTCGATCTTGGCCCAGCGCTCGACAGTCTCAGGAAACGATGAATCCACCCCAATGTCGTCAACCGGCTGGTCAGTGCGCCAGCGGATCTGCACGAGCCGGTTTAGCTCACCGATATGCGGATAGTCCATTCAGCACCTCGGCACCAGGTAGGGATCCAGCAGCCCGTCCACGAAATCGCGCGGCGGCTCCAGCTGCGTGCCGGCGCCTGGCGTATGGACGAGGCCCTGCCGGTTCTCAAGGTAGTAACCGAGCCGCTGCAGGATCCACATCTTGATCTCTGCGGGAACCTTCGCCGCATCGCCGTAGCCGCACGTCACAAGCAGCTCGCCATCGGCTGGCGCGGTCACCTCGGCCGGCAGGCCGTCGTCGAACGCGACGGCCTCACTGCCCTGCGTGATCCCCTGCACCGGCATCAGCGCGTGCAATACGACGCGCTGGCCAGCCTTGACCGGGATTGACCAGGTCTGCGTCACGAACCGGCGCCCCGTGGTGTGCTCGGCCTTTCCGCGCGCCGCCGCAATACACAGCGCGACGGTGTCATCATCCTCACCCTCGTCGATCCGTGCCCAGCGGCGCGCGGCAGCGACGGTGACGGGCTCCACTTCTGCAGGCGTCACCAGTCGCATGGCTTAGGCCTCCGGCGTGTCGCTCGGATTGCCACCAGTGCCGTCACCGGCCGGGCTGCCATCGCCCTCGGTGCCGGTGCCAGCGACCTTCTTGCCAGCCTTGGCAGGCGTCACGTACTCGGCCTTTTTGCCGTCGACGTAGCCCTTGGCAACGTCATCGGGAAAGCCGGCGATTTCGCCCGGTTGATACGGAGACATGCGCTCCAGAAACTTGACGACTTTCATGCTCGATCCTTGATAAGTGAGCGTCAGGAAACGGCGGCCGGAGAACCCGGCCACCAGAGGCGAGCGTCAGCCGCTTACGGCTTCCACTTCACGGCGGTCAGCACTGCGACCGACGGGATGTGCCGCATGCCGAAATCGTGCTCGGTGATGGCGCGCACCAGTGTTTCGTCGCGGCTGAAGGCAGACACCAGCTTGCCGGCCTCCATGTAGGTGCCTTCCTTCGAGATGTCGATGATCAGGCCCGTGGCTTCGCCGATGATTGCGTCGTTGAAATCCACCAGGTAGATCTCCGACTCATCACCGCCGGCGCCGAGGTTGTCCGGAATGCTGGTTGTCACCGCATACGGCTTGTTGCGGAGCATGCCGGCGGCGATCTCCGGGAAAACGTGGTTGCCGTTACCGTCCACCAGGTTCTGGAGGAAGATCAGCGAGCGCGGCGACAGGATCCAGCCCGGCTGGATCATCTTGACGTTGCCGTTGAGCAGCGACAGCTCCGCCTTGCCCAGATCGTTCTTGACGTTCTGCACGTTGGCCGTGGCGTTGGCCGGGATCACCGCACTGCCCATCGCCTGGTAACGCAGGCCGGTCGGCGTGTTGTTCGAGCCATCGTCGCGGATGAATGCCTGATCTTCGCGCGTACCGATGCCCTGCACGATGTCGTCGCGCACCAGGCTGTTGGCGGCCGGCGAGCTGAAGCGGATCAGGTCGTTCGACACCGGCACCAGCGCCACCAGCTTTTTCTTGGACAGATTCAGCGGACCAAATGCCGGCTGGCTGGTCTGCGCATCAGCGCCTTCGGTCACGTAGTTGGCGGTCGAGCCGGCGGTGTGACGGGGCATGGTCAGCGTGCCGGACGGCATCGGGACCGGGCGGGCGCCGAGCTTGCGCACCACACTGGCTGGACGCAGCAGCTCGATGACTTCCGGCACGTAGCCCGGCGGAATAATGAAGCCGCCAGCGGAGCCGGTGCCGGTGTTCAGGGCCGCCGCGATGTCCGGTGCATGGCACTGCGTTTCTGCGTAGTGTGCGGCAGCGCGCGGGTCACCGCCCGCCGACACCAGCGAACGCACGATGATGCCAAGCGATTCGCCGGCCTTGCGCTCGGCCTGCTTGGGTTGCGCCGCCAGCGAGCCGGTCAGCGGCTTGGCAACGGTCGCGGCCATACGCTCGGCCGCCTTGATGCGGTCGATATGCGCCGACAGGTCATCGAACTGCGCCGACAGTTTGGTGAACTCCGCCACCTCTTCGGCGGAGAGCGCCGTGCCTCCGCTTTCCTTCGCTGCCAATGCGGCGACGGCCGCCTGCACGCCCGCACGCTCCTGCAGCAGGGTCATCAGATCTTTCATGCTTGGTCCTTTTCGGATGTAGAAATGAAAAAGGCCGCCAGATCGGCGGCCCTTGGATACCCCATGCGGGGAGGTTCAACCCATGCGCACGCGCATGGCGGTTGCGGCGCGCATGACGCGGCCTTGTGATGCCGCCGGCGCGGTCTGATACTGGCCAACGATCTCGCGCAGCGCATCGCGCGGCGCCATCAACTTGTCGGCCAGCTTGGCCTTGACGCCATCCGGCCCCATGAAGGTGCCGGCCTCCATGTCGCGCACGGCTTGCGGATCCAGCCCGCGATTGCGTGCCACGGTGTCGACGAACAGCCCATATACGCGATCGACCTCACCCTGCAGCGTCGCCTGCGCCTCGTCGGACAGCGGCGCATCCGGGTTGCCATCGACCTTACGCGCGCCGGCGTGGACGTACGTCACCTTGACGCCGTTGCGCTCGTTCAGCGCGCTGCGATCCGTGTGCGCCGCGACGACACCGATACTGCCGACGCCGCCGGTGCGCGACATGATGATTTCATCGGCCGCGCTCGCCAGCGCATAGGCCGCGGAATAGGCCCGATCGTCGACGATTGCGGTAATCGGCTTGGATCCGCGCGCCTGGTAGATTTCATCAGCCAGGTCAAACACGCCGTTGACCGAACCGCCCGGCGAGTTGATGCTGAGAACGATGTGCCCGACCGCTGGATCCGCGACCATCGCAGCGAAGTCCGCCGACAGCTGCGCGTAACTCGTGAGCCCGGACATCGCGTCCATGCCGGAGGCTCGATGCACCAGCGTGCCGCTGACATCCATCACGCCAACACCACGCCCGACATCGGCCCACGCCTTGCCGCGCGCTGCTTCCAGCTTGGGATCGTCGGCGTCATGCCAGGCGCCGAGCTGGTGCGCGCCCAGCCCGTCGAAGTGGACACCCATGCGATCGCCCAGCACCGCAAGAATGATGTCGAGCTTCATGGGGTCAATCATGTGCGCCTGGCCAAAGACCAGCGACGCGAGGAATGGATACGTCATGCTGCACTACCTCCTTTTGCTTGCCGCGAAACGTCCACCGGCGCCATGTTGAGCGGCGCCCAGAACTGCTCGCCACCCTCGTAAGGATCGAGATCCTCCTGCTCCCGGCAATCGTTCGCATTGAGAATCCGCGACTCCAGCCCGGTCTTATAGGCCTCGTACCGGGACTTGATGTCACCACGCAGCAGCGCGTCCACGTTGAACTTCACGTAGAGGCCTTTCTCGCGCTCGAGACCCGAGAACAGCGACAGATTCATCCGCTGTTCCCAGCGCTTGATCCACGGCGCCAGCGTGAACTTGACGAATTCGAGCGACAGGTGCTCGACGTTGCTGAACGTGGCTTTTTCCAGATCGGCCAGCATGTGCGGCGGCACCCGGAACAGCCTGGCGATCTCGCCGATGCTGAACCGCCGGGATTCCAGAAACTGCAAATCCGACATCGACACGCGCAACGTGTGCAGCTTGGTCCCGCCGGAGATCACCGGCGGCCCCGCCCGGCGATCGCGCGTCAGCTCTGTCCACTGCTTGCGGTACGTGTCGCGCTGGTCCTTGCCTGCTTTCTCGGTCACCTCCAGCACTACCGGCGGCACGAATCCCTCGGCGAAGGCCTCGTTACCCAGCTCCTCGGCCGCCAGCGCCAGGCCGATGGTTTCGCGCGCCAGCGCGATCGGCGACAGACCCAGCAGACCGTCGAGCGAAAAGCCGCGAATGTGCAGCATCTGGCTAGACGGGATAGCCTCGCCGTTGATGTCGTACACAAACACGCCGGTCATCGGGTCATATCGCACCGACACTCGGTCCGGATGCTGCGGATACAGGGCAAGGATCTCGCCCTTTCCGTTTCCTTCGATGAAGGAATAGGCATTGCCGCGCAGGCTCAGATGCGCCTGCCCCATTTCCACGAACTCGAAAGACGTATTGTTCGGGTTCGGGGCATCGTGGAGCAGGCCCGCCAGGTTGTGCTGGGTCACCAGCGATCGCTTGCCGTCGCTTTTCTGGTAGACGCTGACCGGCAGGCTGGCCATAGACTCGGCGATGATGCGTGTGGCAGCGTAGACCGCCGTCACGCGCAGCGCCGTCTCCGGGCTGACGTACTGCCCGGAGCGCGTTTTCCCGCCACCACCGAACAGCTTCGCCAGCCACGGCTCGACCGGCGTGGTGCCGCTGACAGGCTGGGGAGTCGGATGGCCCCCAGCACTCGCCGAGATCGGCGTGCGGAACGCCTGCGCGGCAGCACCGAAGCGTTGAAACAGGTTCATGGGTCAGATTCCATCGGGCGCCCCACCCTCGCCGCCCACTGCGGCACGGCTGAACGCCATGATCATCGACACAGCCGGATCGATCCGGCCGCGCCCCTTGGATTTCTTCTTGTCCGGCCGGAAATTGCCGTTCGTGTCATAGAGCAGCGACACATTCGACACCGCCCAGCGCAACACCGGGTTGCCGCCGTGCCGGAGCCGCTTCGCATAGACGATTTCCTCGAATTTCTTCGATCCGGGATACATACCGCCGGTGTTTTGCGGCACCGCCACCATCGGCACGTCGTGCTCCATCAGCTCGTTGGCCAGGTGCGTCGCGTTCCAGATGTCAAAGCCGATTTCGACCACGTCATAGAGGCGGCAGGCCTCCAGAATCTTGGCCTTCACCGGCCGATAGTCCGTCACGCTGCCATCGGTTGCGGTCAGGCTGCCGTCCTTGGCCCAGCGCTTGTAACTGGCGCGATCGTCGGCCTCCTGCGTATCGACCTTTTCCTGCGGGCACCAGGTCCACACGAGCACGTACCACTCGCCATCCGGATCGTCATCGGGCGGCGGAAACACCAGGCTGAACGCGGTCAAATCCTGCGTCGACGAAAGATCGAGACCGCCATAGCAGCGCCGGCCGCGCAAAATCTTGGGATCGAACTTCTTGGCGCCCTTGTCCCATATCGACGGCTCGATCCAGCCCTCGGCCGAGTTGACCCACAGGTTGAGATCCTTCGTCATGAAGTTGGCGCGGGCGCTCGGCAGCGCGGCAGCCTTGCGGGCCATGTCGCGCATGTAATCCCAGCGCTTGGACATGCCGAGCCCCGGATTCGCCTTGACCCACACCTCGGCATCGAATGGATCGTCACCCTCGTCGAGCGTGTAGACGTAGCCGAAGAACGCATCGTCCTCGCGCTCGCCCTTGAGCACCTCGATCAGGTAGCGGCGGATCTCGGTGCAGACGCCATCAAGGATGAAGCCGGCCGTGGTGATGGCCGACAGCAGCGGCTGTGTGCGCGCACCCAGCGCGGACTCCATCACCTCCCACACATCGGCCGACTTCTGCGCGTGCAGCTCGTCGAACAGGATGGCGTGCGGGTTCAAGCCGTCGAGCGAATCGGCGTTCGCCGGCAGCGGCTTGAATACCGAGCTGTCAAAGGCGACCTTTTCCTGATTGGTGCCCTCGTGGATCGTGAAGGAACGCTTCACGCCGCGCGATCGCCGCGACCAGCGGCGCACGTTGTCGAATGCCGGCTTGAAAACCGACATCGCCTGCTCGCGCGTGGTGGCCACCGCGTACACCTCGGCGCCCACCTCCTGATCCATCATGAACAGGTAAGCGCCCTGCGGCCCCTTCCACGTGCTTTTGCCGTTTTTCCGCGCGACTTCCTCATAACCGCGCTTGAACCGGCGCAAGCCTTCGGCGTTTTTCCAGCCGTACAGCACCGCCGTCCAGAACTTCTGCCACGGATCCAGCAGGATCGGCTTGCCCGCCAGCGGCCCCTTGATGTGGACAAAATACCGCTCGATAAAGCCGATCACGTGCCTGGCTGCATCGGGATCGAACCACAGGCCACGCTTGTGGCCGTCCATCACGTCGCGGTAGTGACGCTCAACCGCCAGGTAGACGAACTCGCCGACGACGATTTCGCCGCGCAGCACCGGCAGGCCATAGTCAATGTCCCACTGGTGCAGCGTGCCGGCCGCCTCGGTCAGACGGTCGACGTGCTTCTTGGTGCGACGGGCTTTGGCGCGGCGTTGCGTTCGGCGGTCGCGTGCGCCAGCAGATCCCCGAACAGATCGTCCTGCTGCCCCTCGTCGCCCAGCTTCGCCCGCGCCATCACCGACGATGGCAGGGTCAGGCAGCTCTCGGGCAACCATGTGAGCAGCTCCTTTTTCAGACCGGTGGCCGCGTAGAAAAGCTGGTGCGGCTGATCAAAACCGGTCTTTGTTTTGATGAAATAACTGCCGCCGTTGGATGCCTCGAAGTTCTGCAGCTCCAGCTCGGTGTTGACCCAACGGATAAAGGTCTTGCACACCACGGCGATCGCGATGCCGGCAGTCAGATGCGGCAGGCCCGCGTCACGCAACGCGGCACAGATGTAGTCCCACACCTTGCGCTCGCGCGGACTGAGCTGCGCGCCTGGCGGAGTGCCGGGCGAACGCAGTTGCTTATCACCGGCACCGGAAGGCGTCGGCGGGATTTCTGCATCGCCGCCAGGCAAAACGGTGTCAATCAGGCCCATGGAAGCCTCCATTTCATGCGAGCCACCCAAAACAGTCACCGACCGTCTTTTGTGCTCTCTATGAGGCGGATTCTTTAACCCCCCCCCTTCCCAAAATTGATGCCCGAAAATTCGAGCCTGGCACGCGGTCCCGGAGAGGTCTTCGCCAGAAAATGACCCTACCCCTCCCCCTTCACGTCGCCGGACGCGCCAGCCGCACCGGGTTCGCGAAGCCGCCATCCTCGGTCGCAGTCTTGCGGTCGTGGCAGGGCTTGCACAGCGCCTGCCAGTTGCTGCGACGCCAGAAAAGTTTCTGGTCACCCTTGTGCGGCACGATGTGATCGACCACGGTGGCCGCCACCACATGCGCGTCGTCAAAGCAGCGAACACAGAGCGGGTTCTCGCGCAGGAACTCGGCACGCTCGCGCCGCCACTTCGCCCCATATCCGCGACTGGTGGAACTGCCCCGCTCGACATTGACCTCGGCTTTTCGCTGGGTCGCATGGTCGGCGCAGTAGCCGGCATCCACGGCGTATCGCCTGCAGCCCGGCCGCGCGCATGGTCGCGGCGCCTTGCGTGGCATTCGGTAACTCCGAAAAAGAATCGGGCCGGCGCACCCGAAGATGCGACCGGCCCGACGTAATGCCTGCGATGGCAGGCAGGGAGACACCACGACAACAGTTGCGCGCCAGCGTGCTTACCGTGCGGAGCCCCCACTCGCCCGGAAAGCAAAAAGCCCGACCAGGTGAGAACCGGATCGGGCTTGTTTCGCTGCACGCACTGAAACCACAGCGTAGCCGAAATCTACAGAAGGACTGTCACGATTTCAATAGCAGGTCCAAGGGGGGTGTCTTAAGCTTCGGATTCTTAAGCAGAAATTCGACGCCATTTAGCAGCGCGGATTGCATGCGCCAGCCATGCCGCTCGGACACACGGATCCGCCGCGCCGCTAGCCGCATCGGCTCCTCCTCGACGTAGAGCCCAATCGCAAGCCGGTACAGCTGCGCCGGCAGCTTGCGCAGCGCCTCGTGCACGCGCTCGCAGTCCTCGGCGGTCACAGGCACATACGCCCGCACCGGCATCGCGCGGACCTCCTCCAGCGTGAGGCAGCTTTCGCCATAGCCGCTCGGCCCGCCGCTCTTGGCCCATGCGCCCCATGACTGCAGGCGCTCGATCACCCATTCGTTGTCGCGCTTCCGCGTACCCATTTCTGCGTGCATCGCTCCTCCTATCGCATCGTCGCCGTGACGGCGCCATATTTGCGCCGGGTCAGCTCCGCCAGCGTGCCCTTGGGCAGCGGCCCGGTCGGGTATTGCGCCAGCACCTTGGCGAACGCCTCGTCTTGCGCGTGCTGCTCGGCGAGCCTGCGCGCCCCGGCTTCTCGATCGGCTCGCACCTGGTCGGCATAGAACGGCGCAAAGCCGGGCTGCTGCATGCGCAGGACGAGATCCGCCAGCCAGCCGAACGGGTTGCCGAGATCGGCCTTGCGCATACGGCCTCGCCATTCGTCGATCGCCACCTGCCGCGAAGCTTGGGGTAGGACCGCGAGGATTCGCGCCATGTGCGCCCGCTGGCCGTCCGTCAGCTTGCTCGGCCACGCCAGATGTGGCTCCCACTCAAAACCGCACTCCGGCCTCCCCTCTGCAAGCAAGCCATTTCCCACCGAGCCGGCGGACTTGTGGCGTTGCTCTGAGGACGACGCGCCGTGTGCATCGTCCGGTTTTTCGTCAGAGGGGTTGTCGACATTTCGCGTCGCAAACGCGGAAGGCTTGATCTCGGCTTCAGCCCCTCTGCGCCGCGTGCGGCGTGGAGGGGTTGGGGAGGAGGGTTTTAAGGTTTTACCGGTAGTCGGATGTGTGTCGGACCTTGCGTTTTCGCCCCCCTGTGAATAACCGCCGGACGCCTTGCCGATACTGGCTTGGCGGGCCACTTGCAGGGGTGTCGAACCCCTGTCGGCCTGTTTTTGGGCGGAGTTATCCGTATCGGCGAGCGGGCACAGGAAAGCGATATGGAAGCTGTCGCCGATCTCACGTAGCAGCCCGTGCTTGACCAACTGCTTGGCCAGGCGGCGCACCATGGACTCGCTATGTGTGACGGCCTTCACGCCCGACTGCGGCTCGACGTACATCCATTCACGCAATGCCTGCCACGAAATGCGGACGCGCTTGCCCACTGTGCCCGTCGAATAGTCCATGCGCGGCCGGATCGCCGCGACGTACAGTCGAAATGCGGCATGGCCGAGCCCGGACAGCGCGCCCAGTTCGGCATCGTTGAGTTTGATTGCTGCCATTACTTGTGCCCCGCTCCCGCCCGCACCGCCAGCCTGTCGAACGATGTCAGGTCGTCCCACACGTCGCCGAGATCGGCACCGCCGTCATACACTGCAACCAGGTGCTGACGTGCTCGATCGACACGCAGCTGGACGTTGAACTCGGACGAACTCTGTCCGATCAACTGCACGACGCGTCCGCGACCATGCTTCATCACAAACACACCGAATGGCTCACCACCTTTGAGGATCCGAGACTTGATGCGTGAGAAAGCACTATCCAGCTCACGCTTGGTGAAGGGCTTTTTTGGCCGTAGCGCCAGCTTGGGCCGAACACGCCCTACCGGTGCCGTGCGCGGGACACCGGGCAAAAGGTCGATTCGCGTCATTTGCTGGTGGCCTCTCCCTGCTCGGCGGCGCGAGCAGCCACGTGACTAAGCGCCATGACCGCGCGCATGACCTCCATGGCCTCCTTCTGAATTCTTTCCGCCTCGGCGCGGGTAATCTCGCCATCGCTAGCGCCTTCCGTCGTGACCTTAATCACGTCCGCAAACTCGCGCGACACGTTACCCAAATGAACCATGAGGTCGGTGACAGTGACAGAGGCATCACCAGCTAGCGGCTCCACGGCAACCAGGCCGTGGCGCAGACAAAGAGCATGCACTGGCACCTTGGCGCCTTGCACGCCAGCCTCCTCGCACAGCTCGACCACAAGGGAGAACTCTTCGGCACTGAGAAAGTGCGTATCGATGCCTGGCCGGAGCTTGTTTCTCAGGACATTGGGCGACACGTTGCGGCCAATGCGCCCACTCATCGCGCCCGCCAATGCCTCGATACTGCCCCGAAAACGTCGCGCGACGTTGTATAGCGCCTCGTGCTGATTCGCATCGGAATACTGGTACGTCATTTCGGTAAACCCCCGAGTTTTGGCCGTGTCACCTCCACGTCACAGCCGTTTATGCTTCGTCAAAACGCGGCACCTGACCGCGAACTTAGGGAGAAACAATGTTCCAGCCCAAGCCAAAATTCCTTCGCCGTATGAGTCCTATTGAGCGACGGCGGAATTCCCCTCGCAGGTTCTCTGCACCGCCCCCTCGCGCTCCCGCGAGTCAGCTGCAACCCAAGTCAAGGCCTGAGCTCTAGCCAGATCCGTTGCCAGTCATCCGGACGCATCTCTTGGCGCCTGACCTTGCCTTCCGTCGCCAGCTCCAGCCCGGAGCAGTTTTCCGGCGAAGGGTGGCGCCCGGAATACCGGTAGCGCCACTGCCGGATTTGATCGTCGCTCTTCACCTTGTAACCAAGGTCAAGCATTCGGAGCCGCAACTCCCGTACAGAAAGGGAATCGAGGCTCGATAGATATTCATCAAGGTGCATGGGCGCTGATGCTAATAGCATTTGCTACGCAATGCAACTAGCTTTTGCATTCGTAGCATGCGCTACGCTCTACGCATGAGGAAAATGACCGACCCCGACGTGAGAATTGAGCGCCTCAAGGCTGCCATAGCGCGGCTGTGCGAGGGCAACGCCAACGAATTCGGCCGCCGCCTCGGCTACAAGGACGGAACCTTCATCCGTCAAATGCTGAGCGGTGCGCGCCCCGTCACGGAAAAAACGATAAGAGCAGTCGAAGAGCTCCCCGGCCTTAAAGGCTGGTTCGGAGCAGGACTGTTCGACACTAACGTCTCGCCGGCCCACATCGGGGCAAGGTCGGTGCCACTAATTAACTACGTACAAGCCGGAGAACTGACCGCCATTGGTGCGGCCTTCACCGGTGAAGCAATGGAATTTCTTCTTACAGACTTAGCTTTGTCAGACCACTCGTTTGCCCTCGAAATCAAAGGGCACTCCATGGCACCGGATTTCAATCCTGGCGATCGAGTGATCGTTGACCAGGAGATCGCACCGATGGCGGGAGACTTCGTCGTAGCGAAAAACGGCAGCGACGAAGCAACTTTTAAAAAATACCGCCCACGCGGGATCAACCAAGCCGGCAATGATGTCTTCGAACTCGTGCCGCTCAATGATGACTTCCCCACGCTCTACAGCGATCGCGAACCACTGCAGATTATTGCGACCATGGTGGAGCACCGGCGATACCGAAGGCGATAGAACGTTCGTCGCTAAATCGCCACAGCCGCCCTATCGGGCGGTTTTTTTTCGCCCACTCAATAGCGTCCACGTAGCAATTTCCGGTAGCGACCATAGCAATAGCTTGCGCTATACAATAGCATTTGCTATGTTTCGCATGCTCACTCACACGGAGAACGTGAATGCAACGGTCGAAACGAATTCCCCCTTGGCTTACCTACCTCGTATTGGTACTTGCAGCCCACGTCGCGCATGCCTGCGCATTGGAAAGTGACACTGCAGACCAGCCCTTGGCGCCGCCCCTGACAAAGCGCCACACCTGAGTTGCCATGCGGCCCCGCCCCTTTTCGAACGAGGCCTTGATCGCAGAGTTCATCCGCATCAAGGGCACCGGTCGAGCAGAGGACGCGATCCGCATCCCCCACATCAGATTGCAACTCATCGACTCCATCCGCGAGCAGCTTCGCAGGAAGTCGCCACCCCGCCGACGCCACACCGTCCCGACAATCGATTTAAAGCGGCGCCAGGCCAACGACCTCGATTAAGGAATCATCATGTTGATCGGAATCACCGGGCGTCCCGGCGCTGGCCAGGACGCTGCAGCAGACTATCTGGCCACCAGCGATCACCGCTGCGCCATCATCACGTTTGACCGCCCCCTGCGCAGCATGCTGCGCGCTGGCTTCGATCTCACCGACGCGCATTTCCAGCCCGACCTTTTCCACGTCACCCTCCCCGGCCTGAAAAAGTCGCCCGCGCAGATGCTGCACTCCCCGCGCTGGCAGTGGATCCGCGCCAATACCGCCACCGAAACGCTGCTCGACCCCGTGCGCGATGCACTGGCCGAGGCGCGCGCCAGCAACGTCGATGTGGTGATCCCCGATGTCTACACCGAGGCCGAGGCCGCACTGGTCCGCGAATTCGGTGGCCAGCTGCTGCACCTAGTCAGCAAACACACCCCGGATCTCGGCCCCGATCCGGGCATCAAGCTGCGAGAGTTGGAGCGCGAGCTGCTGGTGCCGGCACGCGTTTTCCAGCTGTATGACGCACTAGACGCGATCGTCGGCGAAGAAATGTTCTGCGAGGGCCTGTTATGAGCACGCGCCGCGACCACGCGATTCGGCGCGGCACTGCCGCCACGATCACGACAGACAAGCAAAAGCTGCAGCTGGAGCTGTACGACGGCGTCGCCGCCCTTTTCCTCGACCCGAGCGAACCGACCTTCACGCGTGTACAGCGCTCCGTGTCGATCGCCCGCACGGCGGTGGCCCTGCTGCAGCTCACCGCCTATGACACGCAGATCCGTTCCGCACAGCGCGCACTCGACACAGTCTTTGACCGCTGGGAAGACACCGGCGCTGTCCACGTGCTCGATCTGGAAAAGCTCACGCTGCGCGCTGGCTGCCCCGACCTCGCCGAAGCGATCAACAAGGCCTCGATCCGCGCAC